AGCCAGTGCTAGAGAAGCAATTAGAGAAGCGGCATTTAAAGTGAGGGAATTACAATGATAAAAGAAGATAAAAAATTAGGAATATTAAAAGAAACAGATACTACTTGGTATAGAGAGGCATTAGAATATATTGGGGATAACAAGATAGATATGATGAGAGAATTAGGCGCTTATTTTGATGTTGTCGATAGAAGCGGTTGGTCTGGACCCACATGGGGATTTGTTAAAAATAAAACCTTTGAAGAATTAGAAGAATCACATGGTAAAGCAGAATATTTAGAGCAAACTTGGAGAGGTAAAATACTAGGAGTGAAATTTAAAAATAAAGAATGGACTATAGATTTACCTCGATATTTCATTTGGGATGAGGATGATGAACGTGTTAGTATTTTACCTAAAGATTTACCAGTCAAAATAAATAATGTTGGTAGGTGTGAAGGAATAATCAATGGTGAAAGATGTGATGTTGCTCCTAGAGATGGGGATTTATGTCACCTTTGTAAGAGGTAATTATAATGAGTAGAATAGAAGATGAAGTATGTAAAAAAATTAAAGCACGTTCAGACGTGGGTAAAAGAAAGTATGGAGTTACTATGGAAGAAGAGACTCTTACAAGATTAGAGTGGTTAATACACGCTCAAGAAGAAGCAATGGACTTAGCAGTTTATCTGCAAAAACTAATAGAAATGGAGGAAGACCAATGAGATTAAGAAAAGATGGAGAGATAAGAAAAGAAGCACATAGAAAAAATGCTAGAATAATTAATTGGGTCATAGATATATTAGAAGGAGATGTCATGTCAACTAATGAAATATTAGAAGGTCTAAAAAATATAAAGATAAAACCATATGGTTATCAACCTAAAAACTTACCTTCAATAAATAAACTTGTTAGTATATTATATTCTAACCATGAGTTTATTAGAGTTAATGCTAAAACAGAACGCCCTGCTTTATGGGGGCTAAGATAATGAAAGTAGTTTATGCACATACAGATTCTCTTTATGTTCCTGTTCCTTCTATTGAGAAGGCTCAAGAAGTCAGAGAGATACTAAATACACATATTCAGGAAAATGTATTTCCTAATATTATGGGTTTAGAGAATCACCCTATGGATTTAGAGTTTGAAAAATATTACTCTGTATTAGGTGTAGGTGCAACTAAGAATAGAAATGCTGGATTTATTAACTGGAAAGACGGAGTATATTTACAAGAACAAGAATTTGTTTGTACTGGATTTACTTTGAAGAGAATAGCAGAATCTAAAGTCGGTAAAGATATTCAGAAAGAAGCATTGCAAATGTGGATTAATCAAAAGACAGAAGATGAAATAATATCTTATGTTAGTGACTTATATCATAAGGTTAGAAATGGTGACGTATCTAAATTAGATTTAGTAAAAAGAAGTAGAGTTAGAGAAAACCGTTTAACTCTAAAATGTCAATGTCGTAAAACTTACAACTTAGAATATGTTAGAGGGCTTTTAAAAAGAGTTCCCGATGCGTATTGTGAGAAAGAAAATTGTAATACTAAGTTACGTAATTGTACAACTGTAGAAGGTAAACGCCCCTCATTTGGCGGGGGATTCGCTGGTGTTTTATATTATAACGAACACATCAATCCTAAAGATAAATTGAATGATTCTTTTTATCATATGAAATGTAATTTTAAGATACCCCAGTCTTTAACTTACACTAATTGGAATGGGGAAGAAAAGAAAGCAGGTTATATCGCTGTAAGAAATCTATCAGAATTAGAAAACTTTGAACCCGACTGGGGCTTTTTAGCAGAGTCAGAAGTCATAAAAAAGGTTCAACCTATATTCGATGCAATGGGATGGGACGTAGAGAAACTTAAAAGAGATAACAAACAAAGAACTTTGGATGAGTGGTTTTAATGACAGAATATACATATCAATGGAATCCCGAATGGGAAGATGACCCTTCAATGCCTCAATTAAAAGTAACGAAATCTTCGTTAAATACATTTGAGTTTTGTAGGAAACAATATGAGTTTAATTATATTGAAGGAAGAAAACAAGAACCTAGCATGGCTATGATTAAAGGAACCATAGTGCATAATTCTTATGAGGATTTTTATAATCAATTTGAGATTAAGAAAGCAGAAGAATTAGATGAAAATAGTGTTTATGAATATTGTATGGGGTTATTTCCCATAGATGATTATGGTGACATTTATCAAACTATGGCGGCCTTTGAAACAGAAAGATTTGTCCAAGCAAGAAAAGGAGATATGTTAGAAACATTTTTACCAGCAGGTAATGAAATAAGATGTAATGCCAAGTTACTAATACCTAGAGACTGTAACCCTAAATTCACTTTACGGAGAGATTACACAGTCCATCTTCAAGGTATTATTGATAGAATATTTCAAGAGGGGGATGGCTATATTCCAGTGGAGTTAAAGACTGGAGCATGGAAAGATAGAAAGCAAACTCATATGAGAAATGAAATGGCTTTCTATAAAGTTTTAATGGACGCTGACCCCGATTGTGATTTAGCGCCTGTTACACATTGGGCTTGGTATTATCCCGATTCTAATTATTTTCAATTAGAGGAAGTTAAAAATAGAAATGTAAATAATATCATAAGAAGAATTGCTAAGTTAATTCATGCATATGAACAAGGTATTTTCCCAACTTCATATTATCCTAATAAATGTCAATATTGCGCCTATGTTGGTATTTGTGATTCAGCGCAACAAGCAGAATTATGGGAGTGGTAATTTGGCTAACAAGAGAATAAAAGAATGTAAAATATGTGGTGAACAATTTGAATTACATAAGAAATCAAACAAATGTAAAAGTTGTGGTGGAAGACTGAGGATAGTAGTCAATAATAGAAACATAAGAAAATTAGGTGATTTATAATGAAAGATAAAATAAAAAAGAAAATTGATGGTAAAGAATGGAAATTTCACGAATTACTCAAGTTGAAAAATGTAGCAAAAAGTTTGTCAGAAGAACTTTACCATGAGGTAGAGTTGAAAGACCAACTTGAACTGATTTGGGATATTCAAGTCGGAGAAGGTTTAACTTTCGGTAAACTGTTTAAACAGTCAGTCGTGAATAAACTGGAAGAAGAAGTAATGAAAGCGTTTCAGGAAAAGTTTGAATCGGCTACAGTTAACTTTAACCATATGGAAACTAAACACACCCCTATGCTTCCAGTGGAAAAGCCAGCGTCTTTAACCGATAAATACACTAAAGACCCAATGGAAGAATTAATTCAAGGTAATGACGTTATAGTAAATGATAAACCAACTTTAGAGGAAAAGGATGGTAAGGTAGAAACTAGAGTTGGGAATGTAAAAGTTAAGAGAGTTGGTGGAAATGGATTCTAAAGATAATGCTATAAATTTAATTAAATATTATAATGAGATAGAAAATTTAAGTGAAGAAGGGCTAAGAAAATTACAAAAAGAAATGAGGAGATATAATGGTCTTTGAAGAAATGTTAGAAGGACAAAAGAAACTTACAGAGACTATGGAAGAAATACATGCTACTCTTAAGTTCAGTAATAGAATAATTATGATGGTTAATGTTGTAAACATATTAACTATTATTGTAGTTGGCTTGGTGTTATTCCAATGAAGTTTCCTAGAGAAGTATGGCCTAGTGCTAATAAACAAACTAATACTTTTGGTAGTAAAAGAATTGTAGTTGATAACCAAGAAGAATTTAATTCTTGGGTTAATGCTCACAATGGTAAGATGAACTGCTTTACATCTGTATATGATTATAAAGAATATACAAATAAACATGCAGTAGTATCTACTGTTATTCTTGATAGAATATTTTTAGATTTTGACGCTCATCATGGGGAAACAGATAAAATAACTGGCTCTCAAATTATTAATCCCGATGCAATTAAAACTTGTTTAGAGGATTTAAATTTAGTATGTCAATATCTTACAACTCATGATTATAAGTTTGATATGTCTTTTTCAGGTAGAGGTTTTCACTTATATGTTTATGGAGAACCCACAAAAGATATTAGAAGATTAACGGCCTTCTTTAATGAAGTTAAGAAGGTAACAGTAAATGGAACTTTAGATAGTTCTGGAATACAAGAAAGAAGATTAAGACGTATTAGAAATACTATGAATCTAAAATCTTCTTACGGAGAAGGATGCTATTACTGTATTCCACTAGAATTAAAAGATATATTTTTAGACGCTAGTGAATTACTAATATTAGCAATGAAACCAAATAAGATTCCTTTAACTACTTACGGTGAAACATTAGTTAAATGGCCTGAAGTAGCACCAATAGAGGAATCAGAGATTGAGGTTGATGTAATTAATGTGGGGAATCTACCATTACCCCCATGTATGTATAGTGCTATTATGGTAGAAAACCCAACTGATGATGCTAGAATGAGAGCCGTTAGTTGGTATAAAGAATTATTATTGTGGACTGATTTAAGTATTCCATTTGGGAATAACAATGTAGTTCCCGATAAAGAAACTCGCAACAGGATAGGAAATCAGATTGTTGCAGAGATTAAGAATTTACACGAAAATTATAACGTGTGGTTAGATTTCAATGAAGCGATAACAAAACAAAGAATGGGTTCTATCTTGGAAAAGAATTATAATTTCCCAAGATGCGAAACTCTTATCGGTCAAGGTTATTGCGTAGGAAAATGTTGGAGGTTACAAAATGCAAAAAACACTATTTGAATATGGACTAGTATTAGAAGGACAAATGACGCTATTAGATTTTGGATTAGAATTGGAGGATTAATTATGGCGTTAATAATTGACAGTAGAGAAAAATCTATTTTAACAGATTTAGTTATAGAAAAGGCTGAAAAGTTAAATGTAGAAACTACAAAGCAATGGATTGAAGTTGGAGATTATGTAATTGGGGATGTATGTTTTGAGGCTAAATCAAGTCTTGATTTTATATCGTCTGTAATTACTAAACGCCTATGGACCCAATTAGATAATATGGACAGATGTTATAAAACAAATATAGTTATTATTTATGGGTCTTTAGCAGATGCTTTAGAATATACAGGGCATTCGGCTAAATATAATAATAGACCTATAGCAGAGAAAAAGAGATATTTGACTAACAAGTTTTATGGAGCAATTGGTAGAATAATGTTAGATTCAGATATAAAACCAGTGTGGGTATCTAATGAACATTCAGCCGCTAACATAATTACTAGTGTTGCTAAAATGCAACCAATAGATAGGCCACCAATTAAACCTCATATCTTTAAAAGATTTACAAGTGATGATATAAGAATTAATATGTTATCCACTATTAAAGGTATAAGTGAAAAGAAAGCAAAGATGCTTATTAAAGAATATGGCTCACTAATGGAGATTGGTGATTGCGATAAAAGGGAATTGTGTTCCCTAGACGGAATAGGAGATGCAACAGCAGAAAAAATCCTATCCGTTTTTAACTCAGAAAAGAAGGTGAAACAATGACAAAAATTTTAGATATTAAAAAAGAGCAAGATACTAGAATAAATTTTTTATGGATTCAGACATCAAGAACTGGATTAAAGGAAAATTGGAAAGAAGAAAAGAAGGTGAAACAATGACAGGAGAAGAAACAGAAATTTCAGAATACGAAATAGATTATGATTATGATGATAAAGATTTAGATGTAAGTGAGGAAATAATAAGAGAAAATAAATTACCTAAAGTAGTTCTTAATTTTGAAAAGGTTGCTACAGAATATTCTAGGGGAAATAATGTTCCAGCCATAATTACATTTTATTCTATCTTAGGTGATTTAGTAAAAGACTTTACTATAGTTCCTTTTGGTAAAACAAAACAAGATACTAGAATACATTTTTTATGGATTCAAACGGCTAGAACTGGTAAAAGTACTTTAATAAAATATGTTTTACTACCAATACTTAATAAATTAAAAAAGGAATTGTCAAAAGATAAATACACCAATATAGATATTATGGAACTTAATTCTTATACGGTTGCAGGTTTAGCGGGTTCTTATAGGGAGAACGAAGACTTCAAGGAGTATGCTAACAATCCTGATAAGATAAATGAGGAATATACAGCGGATATTCAGTTATTACAGGCTAAAAGGGATGATGGTACATTAACTGAATTTAAATATCAACAAGGTAGAAAAAGAGCCGAGAAGTTAAGAAAAAGAAAACAACAGGCAGATTACCAAGTAAACGGACCATTAGAAGGTGATGGTTGGGCAGTTCTTGATGAGTTCCATAATAGTGGTGTTTTTACTACTAAAAAACATATGGAAGATATTATATCTTTATTCCAAACTACTATGAACAGTCTTATCAATAATGGTAATATATGGACGAAAAAGTTAAATGATAAAGTTGGAAAAAAATTATCTGTTTTACATGAGGAGGAAGAATTACATTTAAAATTAAATTGTAGAAAAACATTCTTAATGTGTACTTACCCACCTAAAAAATTAGGAAATAGTATAGAAGAGAATGGTTTATTACAAAGACCTTTAGGGTTTATTAGAGATGTTCCAGAACATGAGTTAGAAGCAGTAAGAAGCGCTATAACATTAAGTGTTGGTAATTACGATTTATTAGATGATGATGATTCAAGTAACGCAGAAGATTTAGCAGATGGTATATTAGAAATCTATAAAACAGCAAGAGATAGATTTGAAAGAGTAAATAAAAATATGAAAAAGGTAGTAATATGGGAAAAGGGAACTAATTTAGTAGTAGAATCTGAAAGACTTAAAATGAATAAATTTATTCAACACTTACCCTTACAAATGAGATTGATAATTAAAATGTTTGAAATGAATTTAGTTGAATATATTTGTAAATTATCAACATTAAATTGTATTGCTATGGCCCCTTCCATTACAAAACACCCCCATCAATCAGATGAAGATGTTGGTAGATTTTTAGTAACATCTTTACATATTAGACAGGCTGGTAATGTAGTAAGAACTTGTTATTTAGCATTAGTAGAATGGATGGAAACTCATATGGCTAAAAGAAGAAAGACTTTAAAAGAAAGCCCTGTGGCTAAATTATTCCAACAAGCATATAAACAGGCGTTGGAGTCAGCATTACCAAGACAAAAAAGAGAAGGGGGATATGTCGCTAAAAATCTAGTATTCGATATTGCAGAAAAACAAGCAGGGCAAAGTAGACCTACTATTAATAGACAATATAATAAACTACAGGGAAATGAATCAGGTAAAAAGACTGAAGGTAGAGCGGACATATATAACGAAATAAAAGAAGGAAAGGAATATTTTATAAAACCGAAGGAGGCATAAAAATGGAAGTAACATGGGAAAATAAACACATAGTATTTGACATAAATGACGGACCAAAAACAATGACTGATGCATTGAACTTAGAAGGAAATGACGGATGGGAAGTATCATCTATCGTAAGTGTTGCAGGTAGTAAGTTATGTGTGTTCATGAAAAAAGCAACATACGTAGAAAAAATATCAGCAAAAGAAGAAAAGGAAGAAGAGATTTCTAAGTTATGGGGCGGTAAGTAATGAATAATGTGATGGCTATAGATTTAGAAACTAAAAATCTATCAACTGAAATAGGAGGCTGGAAAAACACTCATATGTTTTTAGTTTCAACTGTAACAACTTGGAATGGAAATACAGGAACAGTCTATGTTGATGAACCAGTTTCCGATACCTTTTCTAAATCAGGAATACAAACAAAACCAATTAGAGAATTAAAGTTCGACTTAGATGACCATTTTGCCAAAGGGGGTTATCTATTGGGACACAATATTGTAGCGTTTGATATGCCTGTTTTAAGAGATGCGTTGGACATATATTGTATTAGAAAATATATTGCTAATAATCAGTATATAGATACCAGTAAATATTTCGTACAAAATCATGGAAGTAGATATTCTTTAAACAATTTAATTGACCACACTTTAGGAAAACAGAAATCTTTAGAAAGTGCAGATGCTCCGAGACTATGGAAGCAAGGAGATTATGATACTGTAGTTGATTATTGCTTAAAAGATTCACAATTAGTATATGATTTATGGAGATATGGACAAGATAATGGATTTGTAAAAGCATATAATATAGATAATGAAGAAAAAATAACAATGGAGGTTGAATGGTAATGGACACTGGAGAAGTATTTGGATGGATATTCTTTTTCATATTTGTTAGCATTTTGTTCTTTGCGGCATTCGGAAGTGCTTCTGTAACAGAAGATACTGTCGAAGAATACATTAATAATCTAATGGCTGAAGAACAAAAGTCAATGAATAGAAAGAGATAACATGGGATTAAAACATAAATGTGTTGAGTGCGGAAAGGTAGTAATACCTAGACGCATTAAAGGATATTACATTGGTTCGCAAGATGTAATAAAAATTTGGGAATGTCCTAAATGTTATCACCTTTGGCAAAATTGAGAATTGGGCTTCGGCCCTTTTCTCTTTTTTTTATTTTTATTTTAAGTGGGTAAGATTAGTCTCTACCATATGTACGCCTTTTATAAAGGATTAAAAAAAGTTATACAGATATTTCATGCTCGACTAGAATTTCAACATTAATTTTCCCAATCGGAGGTATTTTTATTTTTAGGGACTTTTTTCATTAAGTTGTAAAGAGCAATAGAAAAGACCCATAAATAACATACTCCTACAACGCTCAGTCCACAAATATCGGCCATACTTAAAGCAATACTTTCCGACATGTTTACCTCATGAATTATCTACAACAGTTATAGTTGTGTTAGCAGTTGCCGCCCCACTATCCACACTTTGACTAATAATTACATCGAAATTACCACCAGTAGCATTTTTCACTTTAAGGAAAAAGGTTCCTGTCTCTTCTATTGTTGTATGGACAGCACCACTACTTCCCGATAAAGTAACATCTACGGCAGAAGAATCTGTTATATCATCATCTCCTTTATACGCCAAACATTCCATTACATTTCTAGCCGCTACATCAGTTTTAGTTCCAATGGATAATCCACTAGCACCACTTTTAGTAACTGTGTAGGTTACAGAACTTCCTCCGCTACCCGAATATTGCACTTGTAAAATTTCTCCATCAGACATAAAATTATTAGATGTTCCTAATAAATCTCCATCTCCATCATCAGATAATACAGATGTAGTGATTCCAGCAGTAGCAGAAGCAGATACAGCATTTTGTACAACTCCAAACTGCCAGTGTAAACCCAAGTAATCACCCTATTCTTATCCAAGTATTATTACCACTACAAACAAATGTAGCCGCCTTAAAGGATTCTATATCATCAGCACCCGTAGCCGCCGCACCATTAATTGTAGCAGAATTAGAAACTGCTATTTGTGCGCTAATTGTTGAACCTGTTTGATTAAACACTGTAAACTGAACACCAGTATAAATATCATCAGCATTTATAGAAGGTAAAGTTAAATTAGAACCAGAATTATTAAAAATTACTAAAGTTCCCGAATCCTCTACAGTTGGAGCATAAGTAGCCGCACCAATAATTACCGTTGTCGCTCTTGAATTAAATCCATCTCCTGTAGCAGTAGTATTAGAAGTGGTAATTGGTGGACCTAAATTAGCCATAACTGTTGAAGTTTGGTCATCAGCAGTTCCCGCAACTGTTATTCCAAATTTTAATCTTCCACCCTTCGCTGTTGCGCTATGTGCTTCTGTAGCATAACTAGCAATAAAAGCGGAAGCCTCTGTAATGGAACTAGGAACATTACCGTCATTGGAATCAAATCCTATTCCTCCTAATATTTCATCAGCCGCAGTATCAGAAGAATCATCTCTAACAATCTGAATACCATCAAAACCATCAGCACCAGTAACATTAACTTGTAACATATTCATAGGAGTATTTGTACTTATTCCTATTTTATCAGCAGAAGCATCAACAAATAACAGATTTAGGTCAGTATCACCTTCAACTCTAAAATCTATATCGTCTCCTTGCTCATTAATTACTACATCTCTTGTAGCGGCTCTTAATCTAATATATTCGCTAAGAGTTCCAGCCTCAATTAAATTAAAAGTCATATGACCGTCTTCTGAATCATCTGATGTATCATCCATTCCCGCTTCAATTGTAGCATAATTTACTTCTTGGGGTACATTACTATTATTGACTCCATCATTTTCTCCTCTAAATACAATTTGTCCTATAAGGTCATTATCATCTATATCAGCGGCGGCTGAATCTGCATCTCTAAATAATACAAGGTTAGGGGCGGAAGTAGCCGCACTAGCAAGAGTTCCCTCTATTAATAAGTGGTCGCCCGAACCACCTGAAAGAATATGTAAAGGAGCAGAGGGAGTTGTAGTTCCAATACCAACATTACCTTCATCAGTAATTCTCATTCTTTCTGTTATTCCCGCATTTGCGTTGTTAGTTGAAAAGGCCAAAGTACCATC